ACCAAGAAAAATTATTGTATGCAACATTACGATGAAAGATTGGAGTTCTATAAAGAACAGAATTTCCCAGTAATTACGATAAATCGCAACATTTAAATATAAATATCATACACACAAACGTATAAACAAAAGTGAGGAATAAAAAATGAACTATCTATATATTGGCATTCTATCAATTGCCGCAATAGTAATAATTGGCTTGGGTATCAAGCTTGCAATCACAAAAGCAAACATCAAGAAGAAGAAGGAAATTGCAGCAAAACGTAAGGAACTTCTTGCAAAGCGTGACCATGAAATCATGGAAGACACAGCTAAGATTCTTGAAAAGTTCCCGCCTGCAAATGGTCCAGATCCTATTAAGGAACCAGACTATGATAACCAGTATACTTCTGAAAATAATGAAGAATTGGTTATTGCAGAAAAGGATGAACTTACAGAACTTTCTGAAAAGCTTGATGAAGTCGATACTCATGGTAATGTTATTACAGCTGCAACCGATAAACTCGGAATTATCGCAGCTAAGCCAATTCCGGTTGAAGGTGTTATCGATGAAGAATCCTTGAAGACAATCGGTGAAGCAGTCGCAGCACTTGAACCTAAGAAGACTAGAAAGAAGACAACTAAGCAGGCTACAAAGAAGCCAGCCAAGAAACCAGCTAAGAAGTCAACTCCTAAGAAGGCAGTTAAGCCAGTAAAGGCTAAGGATATTGGTATTACAGTTGTTGAAGAACCAGTCAAGCCAAAACGTAAATACACTAAGAAAGCAAAGGTAACTAAATAATGAGCGATATGGTATGTGATATTTGTGGTAAGGAATTTTCCTCTACCCGTCAGAGAGGGTCACATTATTGGAACCTTCACAAGATTAAATATTCTGAATATGTAAATCAGAGTTCTGCAATTAATAACGTTATTGATGAAATGAATAAACCAGATGTTGCAATCCAGCAACCACAGGTTATTCAGGAAGCTAAGACTGTAAAGCCTGCAGAAGCATTGTTCCAGCCGACTCAGATTACCGAAGCTAAGGAATTTGTCAATGAAGCTCCAGCAGCAATTATTGATAGAGAACTTATGAAGGAAGCTGAACGTAAGGACACAGATTTTGTTCAGACTGTCAGAAATCCGTATAAGGATTTGTATAATGACGGCGGTCAGGTTCTTAATGAATGGCTTTAAAAATCAAACAAAAAATACAAATAAATGTTTCCAAACGCAAAAATTTGGAAACATTTTTCTATATTTACTTATATAAATAAACTAGTTGATAATAATAAAATGATGAAGATTGGGCGTGGATTTTCATCAATTATCAATGGAAAGCGCATGACGATGAAAAATAAGGAAGATAAATATGGCAAATAAATTACTTGCGAAGATGAAGAAGGATAAGGCTTTTGTAGATTTGTTAACTACAGAAAAGAAGCCGATTGAATGGTTAAGCACCAACTGTATCTCAGTAAACTTATTGCTTTCTGGTAAAATCAGAGGTGGTATTAAGAAAGGCTCAATCAGTATGATTGCAGCAGGTTCTGGCTGGGGTAAATCTATGATTGGTTATGCGGTTCTCAAGTCCGCTCAGGATTCTGGTATGAACTGCTTTATTATCGACACAGAAAACAGTGTCAACTATGAATTGCTTACAAAACTTGGTATTGATATGAAGGAAGTCGGTGTTTTTGGTCCGACAAACCTTATTCCAGCAATTAAGCAATTTATTATTAAGCTGGCTGATGGTCAGACTTTGGAAGAAAGACGTAATACCTTTATTTTGTTTGACTCTTGGGGTCCACTTGTTACACAACAGTCTGTTGATAAGGGTGCAGAAGGTAGTTCCGCCGCTGATATGGGTAGCACTCCAAGATTCAAGAACGAACTTGCTAACCATTTGCTTGGTGCTGGTTTTACTACTCTCGTTATGAACCACGTCTATGCTTCTCTCGAAATGTATGGTGATCCGTATAAGATTCCAGGTGGTATGAGACTTATCTTTAATGCTGATTCAATTATGCTTGGTTCTAGTGCTAAGAAGGAAAAGGATAAGGAAAAGAACATTCTCGGTAAGATTATTACTGCAGGTGTTGCTAAGGGTCGTTCTGCTAAGGAATTCGTTAAGACACAATATCTTATCTTGCATGCTGGTGGTATTTCTCCATATTACGGTTTGCTTGATGAAGCTATGGAATCTGGTTGTGTCTTCAAGCCGAAGCCAGGATATTATGCTAGAACTGATTATGACGTTGATAAGGAAACTGGTGAAGTAACTAAGCAGTGGAGAGAAACAGAACTTTATTGCGCACAATTCTGGATTCCATTATACAAGGATGAAAAGTTCAGACATTATGTAGAAAATAAGTTCGCTTTCGAAGATCAGGTTCTTATTTCTTCTAACCAGGACGTCATGAAGATGCTTAATGGTGAACAAGAAATCGTCGATGATGCTCCAGAAATTATTGATTCTGAAGAGTATGAAGACGAAGAATAAGAAAAAATCTAAATAAAAATTAAAGGTAACTGTCACAAGTTACCTTTTTTCTATATTTGCATAAAAATGATTACGATTATCCTGGTATATATAAGGATAAAGGTAAAAAATGACTGATATTGAATTTGAACAGATAATTATTAAGACAATTTATGCAAATCCCGAAGTTTCTGGTAAGATAATTCCAGAACTTGATACTGGTTGGTTCACAAATGTTGACCATAAATACATCGTTAATGCCATTTTGGAATATAATTCTAAGTTTTCGGCAGTTCCTAATGCGATTGAAGTTAAAAGACTTTTGTCTGACCAGAGAACAGTAGATGAATTCGAAAAGTGTATGTCTATTAACGATGCAGATGTTAATACTCCATATATTCTTGATGAAATTCAGAATTTCATTAGAAAACGTTTAGGTAGACAAGTATGTATGGATTATAACGAATATTGTTCTACAGGTAAGTCTAAAGGCAGTTTTGCTGATGAAATGGCTTATGCTGAAACATTTACATTTGATACCAAGGTTGGTTTCTCATTCTTTGAAGAACCAGAAGTAATCTTCAATGACATTATTACGAATGAAAGATTATATCCTACTGGTTGTAGAGCAATCGATGAAATGATTGGTGGTGGTTTACATCCTAAGTCTATTTCTTTGATTATGGCTCCTACTAACGTTGGTAAAACTTTGTTTATGTGTTCTATCGCATCTGCATTATTACTTGCAGGTTTGAGAGTTCTTTATGTCTCATTCGAAGACTCTGAAGTTAAGATTGGACAGAGAATTATGCAGAATTTGTTTGATATTAACCAAACAGAACTTAGAGCTTTGTCTAAGGATGCATATAAAAAGCTTTGGATGAAGAATACGCAACAGATTGGTCATAATAAGCTTGTTATTAAGGAATATTCAGAAGGTTGTATTAATGCACTTGCATTGAAGGCATTGATTAGAGAACTTAAAGACAAGCGTGGTTTCGTTCCTGATGTATTGATTGTTGACTATATCGGATGTATGATTCCTAATGGACGACCAAATGCAAATGAAAACGATAACTCCAAGTTAAGAGAAATTTGTGCACAGGTTAGAAGTATCGGTATGGAAATGGATATTCCGGTTCTTTCCGCAGCACAGTCTAACAGAGGCGGTTATGGTAAGGGTGAAATTGGCCTTGATGATGCAGCTGACTCTTTCGGTCAGACAATGAAGGCAGACGTTATCTTTGGTGTTACACAGTCTCCAGAACTCAAGGAAGGAAGTATGTATTTGGTCAAGCTTTTGAAGACCAGATATGGTCAACCAAAGTGTCCATTAGCTACGATTGGTGTCGATATTGGTAAACAGCGTATCTTTGACTTGAAGACATTTAATAATGCTGCAGTTCCAACACAAGGTGCCAATATATTTAATCAACCACAAGAGCAACAATCTGTTTCTGCTTCTAATATTGAAGTAACACAGAATAATTTAAACACTTTTGAATTTTAATGAAGGTAACTTATGATAAACGTATCAGACTTATCAGTAAACGAGGAAGTAACAGAATCTGAGAGCAAAGATTCTTTTTACAAGCGACTTAAAGCCGCTGGTATAGACTTTGACGACATCGATTCTGATTCCAGATTGCCTAAATATATGATTAAGGTAATCAAGAATGAACCCAAGGAATATAATAAGTTCAATAATGTTCTTTATAAGCTTAATAAGGATAAGATTGTTACTATTGTCGATTCTATGGCCTATTTGGTCGAGGATTGGTTTGAACCAAATATCTTGATTAAGTGTTTAGATGAAATGAACTATTATTCCCTTATGAATGGGTTAAAAAAGAAGTATTTAGTAGATAGAAGTTCATCTGATTTAGAAAATTTCTTTGTCTAATATGGTTGATAAATATCAAATTTATATGCTGTATAAAACCGTTAAGAAGATGTGGAATGCAAAACGGTTCAATACAGCAGTTTTTAACGATTTTTTTGATGATACTTTAGAGAATTATCTTATTTCTCAGTATATACATGAAAGTCCTAGAGTAGAATATATGGCAAATTACGGAATTAAGCTCGTAAATGAGATTAATTGCGGTTTAATCGATGTTGAACATTGGTTAATGTATGTCATGATGAAGTGTCTTTGTGACAAAAAATGTCCCGAAATGCCCGAAATAAATTCTATAAATAAATTAAAGGACAACATGATTTTCAAAAAACGTCCTATTATAGATTCTCAAATCAAGCTTATTCAGAGTTTAATTGCTGAGAAAGGTTCTGGTTTGAATGAATTTATGGACACAAGATTCTCTTTGTATGATCTGGACGCGAATCAAGAAAATCAAGCCTACAAAATGTATAGTATAAGCCAGTTGGATCCTGAGTTTTATATCCAGGGTTTTAAGGCAGGGAAGTTTAAAATAGATATGGACAAGATTAAGAGTATTGATTACAAAAGATTTATAATGTTTACAAAGATGATATTAAAATTAAATCAAGAAATATCAGATAAAAATGTAAACTGATAGAAACGTAAAATTATGTTTCTATATTTAGAGCGTCAATTGAATGGTCAATTGGGATAAAAACAAAAGGATAAAATAAATTATGCCAATAAAGAGAAATAACTTGAACGCACTTTATAGTGCAATGGATAACCTTAACATCGGTAAGAAAGACAACAAGCAGAAGTCATACGAAATCGAAGGCTTATTTAAGCCGAAGATGGGTGCTGACGGTAAGTTTACTGTTGTTCTTAGATTCCTTCCAGCACACCCGGATGAAGAAATCCCTTGGGTAGAAAACCGTTCTCACATGTTCCAACTTTCTAATGGTGCATGGTTTGGTTGCGACTGTGCTAAGAAGTGGAATGAACCATGTCCGATTTGCGATTATAACGCAAAGATTTGGAATAAGTATGGTAGAACCGATGAAGCTCGTTCCCGTGTAAAGGATAAGTGGAAGCCGAAGTTCTATTCTAACGTTTATATCGTTAAGAATCCGAATGCTCCAGAAACAGAAGGTCGTGTTTATCGTCTTGAATATGGTCGTGCAATCATGAAGATGATTCAGGATGCAATGGCTGATAAGGATGATGCCGAACTTGGTGTAATTCCAGGTATCAATCCGTTCTCCTGGTGGGGTCCGAATGATAAGGCTGTTCTTGCAGGTGAAGATAAGGCTGGTGCAAACTTTGTTTGGGAAGGTGTTAAGGGTTCTAACGGTCCTAACTACTCTAGCTCTCACTTTAGCAATCCTCGTAGAATGTGCAAGCTTGGTCAGGACGGTAAGCTCGTCGAAATGACTGATGCAGAACTTGATGTTGTTGAATCTCAGCTCTTCACATTAAAGGATATTGAAAAGCAGAAGGATCAGCTCCGTTCTTACGAAGACATCCTTAAGTTCTACAAGACCAAGAGTGGTGAAGATTTGTTTGCAGAATTCGAAGATGGAACTGATTATACTGCAACTGTCAATACAGGTAAGACTGTAGAAGCTGATGATGACGATATGTTTGAAGCAGCACCGAAGAAGACTGCAGAAGTTCCAATGGAAAAGGAAGTTCCTACTGAACCGCTTTTCGAACCAGAATTTGAAGCAACAAAGCCAACAACTTCTAGTGTCGAAGCAGCAGAAGATGAAGAAGACTTCTTTGCAAGACTTGCAAATGGTTAAATTTTAGTTCTCCGAAATAAAAAATGTAAAACATAAGATGTAAAAGTCTTATGTTTTATTTTAGGATTTTATTATGACAAAAAAGACAGAAACAAAAACAAAGAAAGTTGATTTACAGAGAGCTAAGGATATTGCAGAAGTAATTGGTATGCTTTCACAGTTTACACCAAGATTTGATACTGAAAATATTCCACTCTTTTCAAGAAGATTTCTTCTCAAGAATTTACTTGGATTTACAGAAGAAGAATTAGAAGAAAATGACATTCTCATTAATGATGAATCTAATGCAATTCTTAAGTCATTAGAATATATGAGAGGTCCAGCAAATCAGGAAACTCCTGAAGTTGTAACAAAAACAAAAACTAAAAAGCCAACAACAAAGGTAAATTAAAATGATTGATACAAATAGCATGTATGGTAATGTTCAAGAAGAACAGGATTCATTCGTTCAACTTCAGAAGCAACTTAAGCAGAAGGTTGAAGGACAAAAGTTAACAGCAGAAGAA